AGGCTGCTATATAAAGATCTAAAGGCAATGTAGTTAAAGAATCTGATAATGTACCTTTAGTTGAAATTGAAACCAGACCGTTAAAAGCATAATCTGCATCTGGTTGATACATAACTAACATATTAAATTTACTATAATAAGGAACTTCGAACTCAATTGCTGCATCTTGTTGAGTTTGCGTTAATAAAGTTGCAATACCTTGATAAGGAGATGGTAACGCTGCTTCAGGTTCGAAGAAATTGTTAATTAAAGAAAGTGATGGTAAATGACTAACTAAAAGTGATAATCTATCTGTACGATTAGATGAGGGAATAATTTTATATCTAATAGTACCACTAAAACATGAATATAATGAAGAAAAATAAGAAATCATTGGATAATTATCTAAAATTGTTGTATTTGCTGAAAGAAAAAGATAATCAGGAGTAACTGGAATTTGCTCCGGAGTTGTTAAATCTATATTAAAACTATTATAAAAATTAAATCTTCTAATTATATCTATTAATGAATAATTCTCTCCAAAGTGTGAACGAGGAATACTTTGGCCAGAACCTTTTGCTAATACTGAATTTGTTTGAACGTCATTATTTTTGTTTGTATCTATACCTATTTGATTTGATGTTGCTACTACTGTACGTTCCGATGTTGGTGTAAAAGTTTTATCTAATAAAGGTTTGCATGGAACATATAAACTAAAATCGTCACCTGCTGATATATACATATTAATTTCTACTTGTGGTGAAACGTTTGAGGCATAAGCTAATGTGTTTTGTACATAACATACTAATGTACCTATTGTTGAATCTTCATATGCTAAATCTGTAAAACCTGTTTCTGAAAAAGTTAATTGACGTTGACAATTTTTAAGTGATGTGGATGAAACATAAGGAATTTTAAAACGAGTAGATGAGGTTTGTTGAATATCTATAATAATATTAGGTAATGATGTTGCTGCTTGAGTATAAGTTGGAATTGCTACATCGTTTGGAACAAATGCAAATAATAATTTACCTGAGTGGAATCGAGTGGCTATTACTTCGATATCAAAATTGATACCACCACTCCAATAAGTGAAGGCATTTGCTACTGCTGATAAATAAGTTCTTCTAAAGAAACCATTTTTAATTGCGCTAACTGTTGGTGTTACTGGTGTTGAAAATAATAAACTATCTATTGGACTACTTCCTGAAAAAGCAAACTGAGATAATAACATCGGCATCTTCGCTATTCGCATTAAATTCATAGAATCAATTGATTCTCCGGCTATTTCGTCAGGAAGATGATGTAAAGAAAATGGATCTAATGCCATTCGTTGAGATTGAGATTGACCAATACTTACTGCTAAATTTTCTACTGCTGAAATGGTTTTTGGTGGTTGAATTGTTCTTGCTGGATAATCGAAGCCAAACAGATCGCCAAGTGTATCTATTAAACCTTGACCAGTTCTTAATGCTTGACCGACATTACCTGAAATAATATTACCATACATAGTGTGAGCTTGTTTAGCTCCTTTATTTACAGATGAGATGATGGGTGAAACTAAACTAGATAACTGAGATGTTAATGATGAAAATGGTGATGAAATTGAATCAAAAATTTTAGATGTTGCTACGACGATTCTTTCATTTGGTGGTGGAGTTGAATCATCTAAAATAGGAGTATGATCATAAATAGGCACGTGAACTTGAGCGTCTTTTGCGTATACCCAGATGGTAACGGATACGCTAGGACTAGTTCCGTCTGCTACTATTAATGGATTTAAAACTGTTATTCGAAAAGCTCCTAAATTGTTAAATGTTGTTGGTGAATTTGTTGTTAAAAATGATCTTGGATGAATAAATGGAACACATAATTCTACTGCATCTGATTCAGAAGCCATTATTTTGACATTGGGTAATCCTGTTGCATAAAATAAATCAAATAATGGTTGTAAAGTTGTTGGAGTTGGAATTCTATCAGAAATGCTAAATGGATCGAATGAACATATTAATTGACCTTGATGAAATTGTGTTGCGTTTATT